AAAATCCCCAACACTAAATTCGTCTGGTAGATTAACACTTATTTTTGAACCTATCTTTAATACTGATAAAAACGTGTTAAACGTTGCTCCTATATCAGATTCAAATATCACTATAATTTCTTTAGTGGCTGTATTGTTTAATGTGACTTGATTTCTAGCAAAGTTGTCAATTTCCTGCAATGTAGTCTTTTGATTATTACCATCAATTAACTTTTCTACAATTCCGCTCGTGCTAATCTTACCTACATTAGCTGCTATTTCCATAACGTCTGTGTATTGAAAAGTATATGGTATTAATGTAGATTCGCTTTCCGTCGAAGTAACAGTAGTATTTGTTGTGATCCACTTAAACCCAGTTGCTATGTCTGGGAAATCTTTGTCTCTGATTAATAATAAATGTTTCGTAGCGTCGTCATCATCTTCTCCAGCAAATCCAACTTCCGCACTCATAGAATATGTACTAGTAGATTTAGCATATTGTATAAAATATGAGTCAGCAGCGGTTACTAATTCAAACAATACAGTTGTACTTACATCTCCAGTAACTCTCGTACCTGCATTTTCGGATATGTCTATCGGATATAAAAAGTTATAAGAAGAATCATCTTTAATTGCTGTGGTAGCAGGTAATAACGTGGTTGTTGTTCTATACAATAATATATTTTTAATTATGACCTTGTTAGCATAGTCAACACTTTGTAATATCGGTTGGATACTAGCCATATAATTAAGAGTAGTGTCGTCTATCGAATATACAACATTCCCTATACTTATATCATTAATCATATTTAAATATATTTTTTTATTCTCATCTATATACCAAAAAAATTTATATTTATTGGATAGAATATTCATCATCTTTTCCACGCTATCACGAACGAATCTAATACTTACTTCCTCTGTATCTAAATTATTTTCTTGTATTGTAAAACCATCGTCTGTTAGTGGTTCTAAAACGGATGCAACTACCGTAGCAAGACTTGTCTCATTAACAAATATTGTATTTGTCCTTTTTGCTGCGTAACTCATAGGGCTTAAAAGTTCCATATCTAATATTCTTCTGATTTTTCTACCGTCAAAGCCATCTCTAAACGAATATCCATTTAAATATCCTGTTAATACCACATCCCCACTAGTATCATCTTTAATTACTATCTCTTGATATGTTAAAGGCAAGTCGGCTTGTGCTTCTCCTGTGAAGTCTATAGCTACGCTTGTAAATGTAACCTGTCTCAATGAATTAGTTATAGTCGGTAAAACTTCTAATTTATAATCTGTGCTATTAAAATTAACTATTAAAGCCATTAAATACCACCACCAGCAACTCTTATTTTTTTAGTTATTTCCGGAAGAATTATATTCCCTATCATACGTCCATTTAAATCGACGATTGGTGACTTTGTTTGCGGTATTGTTACGTTTATTATTTGTTTATTTGAAGATCCTGAAGCCGAACTCTTTATAAATGTATTAGCATCAAATCCGCCCTGCATTACATCGGCTGGCACTACTGCTTCGCCTTTATGTAACTCTGCAAATCCATCATTATTTACTTTATTAGTTCCAACTGCCAATGTAGGAAGTAAAGGTATATTTAATCCTTTCCCGCCAACTTTTGGAACCCATTTAGGAACCTTGATCTTATTTAATCCTTTTATAAATACATTTAACATTTTTATTATAAAGTTTATAGGCGGTTTCAACGCTCCCATAAGAATGTCTGCTACCCATCTAACAACTTTAACTATTGCTTTTAAAACTACCATAACTATTTTTAACGCTGGTACTAATACAGTCTTTAATATGCCAGCTAATATTTTTATTGCTGGGATTAATATCGGCATTAGTGCTTCAAACAACTCTGCCAATACTTCTATTAACGGCGGTAATATTTCTTCCAATATTGGTAAGAACGCCTCCATTAATATATTTAATATTTCTATCAATGGTGGCAGTGCTATCTCGATAAGGTTAAGTAACGGCTTCAATAAGGCACTAAACAGCTGAACTAACGGCGGTAATACAGTTGTTAGTATTTGTGTTAGTATCGGCATTAAACCGCTCACAAGTTCCTCTATTAAAGGCTGAAGGCTTACAAATAGTTTTATACCTTCGTTTTTAAGTGCGTTTAACATCTTATTCATCTTTTCGCCTGTCGTTTCTGTTACTTTCTTAAATGCGTCGTCTAACTCTCCCGCACCGTTTGTCATATTTTCTAATGTTTTATTAAATCCTTCTGCTCCTGAAGTTATTGCTAACGCTGATTTCCCAGCTTCTATACTTGAAAACATATCAATCATAGATAGATTATTCTCGGCAGCACTCTTTTCTAGCACTCCCAATACTTCTGTTAACGGAACTCCCTGTGCCATTAATTCGCTAAACGATTGTCCGGCAAACTTTGTATCTTTAGCAGCTTCCTTAAACGCATCTGAAGCCTTTGTGCCACTCTTTCCCATTTCTGCGAATAATTGGTTCAATTGAGTTGTGGCTTGTGCTGTTGGTATCCCCTGTGCTGTCATAGTGGCAAGTGCAGCTCCTACTTGCTCGAAACTAACGCCCATCGCTGCTGCTGTTGGAGTAACATTTGAAATGCTAGATCCAAGCTCGCCGATAGTAGTTTTACCAGCATTCTGTGTCTTGATAAGTATTTCTGATATTTTATTAACGTCTGTAACTTCCATGCCATAAGCATTTATTACAGAAGTGGTTGTGTCGATAGCGGTTTCGGTATCTGTAAATCCGGCTTTCGCTAGTTTTACATTTTGAGCCATAAAAGCGATCGCTTCAGATGCGTTCTCTGTTACAGGAACACCGGCTGATAATGCTTGATATAAACCTTCATTAAGTTCGCCTGCTGCGACTCCTGTTTCAGATGATAATTCTAGTATTTTACTCTTTAAGTTATCCACATCTACGTTTACATCGCCAAATAAGGTAGAAACTTTAGCAAATGATTGCTCGAAGTCTATACCTAGTTTACCTACCGCAACTGCTACTCCAGCAACGGCAACTCCGACAGCAAGCATAGATTTCCCAATCTTTTTGCCTGCTCCGGACATTATCCCCTGTGTCTTTTTAGTTTCTTTCCCTACGTTTTTCATTCGCTTTTCTATATCCACGCCTGTTGTTTTGAAATCTAATATAACAGTTCTTTTTGTAGCCATAGCATCCATCTCCTCTTTTTATAGAGACGTTCTTTCATACATGCTTACTTTTTCTCTTTTGCGGTTCGTTTTAAGAAACTCGCAAGTGAATCAATTTGATCGTTTAAGTTTTTGCCATTATCACTTAATAATAATAATCGTTCGCTTCTAGCAGCCCTACCTTCAGCCGTTAAATCTTTAAGTGGCATTTTAAGTAATCTTACTGCTTTCTTGAATGGACTATCGTCTGATAAGTTCTCGAATAATATTAAAAACTCTTTCCATGTCATTTTACCTTTTTTTTCTATAAGACTTATTTTATAGTCATAATAGAAAGATGCAAATATTAGTTCACTATCCATATCAATATCAGCGAACTTCCTTTTCTTGCTTTCTGTAGCTTCTATGAATAATACATTTTTATTTATGTGATCTACTAAATCAAATAAATCTAATTCAGACCAGTCTTTAATAAGCATTCTAAGTCTATCATGATCCTGTTTATAAAATACTATTTTTAAGAATATCTCGATTTTACTCTTAATTTCGTCGTCTTTCATAGCCCTAAAAAGTTTGAATATATTATCATAAGACGTATTTAACTTGAACCTTATTTTTCCAATTATTACATAATCGTGGACATCATTTGTATAGTGCCATCTTCTCATTATTCAGCCCTGAATTTCTGCTCATACTTCTTATCATAACTGTTCTCTTTTTCATATTGTTTTACATACTTAACAGCAACTAAAATTACTTCTTGAAAATCAGGTAACTTTAACATTGAAACTAATTTATAATCGCCCATAAATAGTAACTTCGCTAGTTCAATAAATGCTTTCGCTCTTATTACTTCATCTTCGCTTTCAAGTTCTTTAACTTTACCAGCAATTTCTAAAGTGTTACCAGCATTCAAATATATATGTATATCCTTATCGTCAATCTTTAACTCGTCAATTCTTATTCCTTTATCTGTTTTAAAATCTTTCATTCAAATCATCCTTTCATTAATAAATATAAAGGGAGTTCCCTCCCCCTATACTATGCAGAGGCAGTGAAAGTCCAAGCACCATCTGAATGTGCTGTACACTCAAACGCTTCTAGATCTTCAGCAGCTCCACCGGATACAGCTCCGATTTCTAAACTACATGGTATTTCATAAACGTCTCCTGTTACATAACTAGTTAACTTAACAGTCGATTTTCTATCAGCTCCCCAGCTTCCAACTAAACCGACAATGTAATCTTGTCCTGTGTCGCCGTCAACTCTCTTACCTGATAAACCAACAGCCAATCTTCCAGCTGTTACATCAGAATGTCCGAATCCACCATCTGATATAAAGAATCCCTCTTTAACCTCATCGCTATTAGCAAAGTCAACTGATTCTATTCCACCAACTTCAGCATAAGTAGCAGTTGTAGCAGGTGTTGTGTCAATTTCTATTTTCCATTTTAAATTAGCAGTTCTTGCCATATTATTTTAGTCCTTTCTTATTTTATTATCGCAGAATAAACTCCGACATAGATATAACAGTTATTATTATCTGTTCCATCTAATTGATACGGTGGTGTCTCAAACCACCCTCTTGATACATAATAAGCCCCTAACGTTTCGTCAGTTAAGTTCTCAATTGCATCCTCAACCGTCTGTGCTAGAGCTCTTGTAACATTCTCTACTTCTGTCCCTCTGATTCTTATAGTTATGTTTTTCTGTGCATAAGCAAACTTGTTGCCTAGTTCATATTGATATTTAGGTGATGTTGGTTCTGACAATACGACTATGCTTTGTAATGTTTCCGGCATATTTCCTATGAATAATGTTGTACCGAACACAAGACTAGTGTTAGCAACTAAATAATTCTTTAACGCATCTATAAAATCTATCATTACATCATCCCCTTAAAACGCAGATACAATAGCATCAATATAATCATTAGCGACTTCGTCTATGTCTTCCTGTATTGCTCTGTCAGCCCATTGCGATTGTGCGTTGGGATTGTGACGTTTTTGGAAGTTCAAATCTATCCCCCAATAAATAAATTCAACATAAGGATTAGACCACGTTACCGTATAATTCTTTATATTTACATCCATCTCTAAACGAGTCTTACCCGTATCTTCAGGAGTATATTTATCGGAATCTTTCGCCAACATCTTGATTATATTTTCGCTTACTGTTACTTGGTTTTTACCAATCTTTCGTGCAACCTTTTTGAAGTAAACACTAGCCTTTTCAGCCATTATTAACTTCCTTCATTGAAACTTGTCTTTGTTTGAATGCTGTACCTCTTGGTTTATAAAAAGTCTCTACATTAGTTACAATATATTTCTGACTTTTCATCTTTATTCTGTCCCCTACTTTGAAAGCGATATCAGTAAACACAATAAACCACGCATCCGATGACGTTGTATCATCTACACCACGACTTAACGTAAGTGATTTTTCGATATAAACATTATTAACATTAACCGGCGAACTAAAGCCGTTACCATATCCGGTATTGGTTTTAGTCGACCATGTTATTGTTTGCTTCGTATAATTACTTAACATAATTTTCTCACCACTAGTCCAGCATCTTGTAAATAACGCTTCGCTTTTGGTGCTATTTTTTTGTATTCTTTAGAACTTGATCCTCCATCATTGAACGATTCGCTAGTCTTACCAATTGTTACACTCCCGCTTGCAGATGCATACTCGTCGTCTATACCAATATTATTATTGTTATATTCAACTTGATAAGCAGTTGCGAGCTTGAGCCCGTTGGGAGCTGTGACAGTAGTGTAATCAGTTGCAGATATTAAATTCCAATCAAAACAATATTGCTTAAGTTGTTCTGACGATACATATATTAACTGTTTCGTTGCTGAATCGTCTTGAAACGTGCATATTTCATCGGTTCCAAGTATCTCGTTTAATTCGTCAACAGTTACATACTGACTTCTTGTTATAGCCATATTAAAGCTCCTCCCTTATTATGCAGATGGTGTTGCGTTGTATTTAACTAATATTCTGTCTGAATTTGTTACTCTATAAGCTGTGTTCCACTCAACTTGTGCTGCAGATCCAGCCCAGTCAATTGCGTCGATTATTCTAAATGCTTCAAAGTTATTAATAACCGAGAATGCACGGTAATCACCCATTATTATATCTATGTAAGATAAGTTAAGTGTTATTAAAGATCCAGCATAGTTGTAGTAAGTTACTACTGTTTCAGCCAATGCATTTGCTTCAAATGTATTAACACCGAACCAACGTCCAACGTTACCATCTCCGACAATTCTGTCATTGTTAGTAGGTGTGAAGTCGTCTC